GTCAGTTATATCTCTGACCGATCATCCAGGCGATGCCCGGGCAGATAAGTAATCTACATCCATTCTAGACTTAGAAAGCGGAGGCAAGACTCATCAAGGTTGTCAATACCCATTATGACGCGAACAGCGACATCATAATAATCAACAGCTGTCAGTCCAAATGTTCTATGAAAAAATGAAGTAAAATCGATAGCGCTAGCCATGACTATAGGCGAACCTATAGCATCCAAAACGCCACCAAGACCTAGTCGCAAGAACAGGCCCTTCACATTCCATGAAACACCACTGACATCGATGTCCTCCAAATCCCTTTCCCCAAGTTCCTTTACGCATCTAGCCATATACAGCTTGCTCAGCGCTTTGAAATTCCTAAACTCGTAAGCATAGGATAACGCCTTGCCAGCCATATACATGTGCGGATCTGGAACAGGATTGGGGCAAATGTTAAAGCGCAAGAGCGCTTTGCCAGGATTTGGGATCATTATGGTGCCACCATGTACATCAATAAAGAAACGGGACAGGAAATTATTTCCCTCAAGTAACCTACTTGTTGTTACCTTAACGACCATGCGTGCCATTTTGCACACGTGGTCGTAGGAACGGCGGTAGAACTTGGCTTTCCCTCTAGCTTTATCAATGCGCATGACGTTATCGTCACCAAGTACGCAGGAGACTCCTACCCTATTGACGTGTATGCTGAATGCCTCTGCGATTGTCGCATTCCACATAGAGTTGCGGAATGTAGTGGACTGGGCACCAGTCGGCAGTTGGTTGTGTATTTTCATGCGTATACGATAGTTCCTTGAACGTATCGTGTACGCATTAGCAACCAACATCAAGCTGGTGACCCAAACAGGGGCTCCCAAACGTCTCAACCACATAACCTCGAGCATATGTACATCTTTCACCTGAGAACTGTCGTTAGCTGTGAAATCGGCACTCAAATAAAGACTATTTTTGTCGCCACCCTGCATGTGGTCGACTATTTGCTCGCTAGTCTTTTTATAAGCGCCAATGAAATTGACGTGTTCTCTGTGAGTGTACTGGCCCATGGCACAAAACATGCGTTGAGTACATTTTTGCATATACGGCCCTAGTAGTGCGTTGTGAATGTCGGTCGACTGGTTGATGATACGTGGGGCCCAATTCTTATCATGTCTTTTGAGAAGCGCTTCCATTTTAACGAAAATTTCCTTGTCACTAAACTGTTTGTCAGTGATTTCGTTTATGGAACCGTACGCTTTCCAAAGCTTGGCCTGCTTAGCAGGGGGGAATTGGGTGACCCATTCACGAAAAAGTGAGGAGTAGTCATCGAGTCCAGTCAACGGCGTGGGGACTAACCGGTCCAACAGAACATGTGAAGCCGCAACAATGTCAGTATGGCATCGTGCATCCGTTCTGTAATTGGCACGCTTATCAAGTGCAGCCAACAAACTGTCCAAAGTCTTTGAAGGAACCACTGGCAGGTGGTCCGTGAATATGGGCCCGTATATATCAACGGGGGGACAGGTGTCGCTATTATAAGCGCGACCGGGTTGTCGTGGAACGCCCAAACTAAGGGGTACAACAGGGTGTGAGAGACGGCGATAAGGAGTGACTCGCGCTCTTCTAAGGTGGTAAAATGAATGTAAACCCGAATGTGTCCGGGACATAGTGTGTGTACAGTTAAGTACGTGTGTGTGTGTGTGTGTGTGGGTGTGTGATAGCTGCTAGTGT